ACACCTTCTACTTTACGTGTTAATGATGGTATGTTAAACCCCCACTGTGTTTCAAGGGAGTTCTTAGCCATTATACTTTCTATACTTAAATCTTCCCAATCAACATTTAGTATGGGAAGAAAATCGTCATTGTGTTTGCTAATAATATTTCTAATGGGTTCAAGTGAGGAAAGACTGCCATTAACATACTCAAAGCCAATATTAGCAATGTCTTCCCCAATAATTTGACGAAATAACTTAGACAAAACATCACTCGCAATGTCTGCACCAAGAGGTTTCTCCTTCTTTATCTTCACAAACAAATCACCAAATGCCTGTTTCTGTGCTGTTGTTAAGCCAAAATTACTAGACATAAATAGTGCTTCTACTTCATCAGGTGTTACATCTCTGCTATACTTTGTCATAGCATCATCTATTACCTTCTTAATCTTCCTAACATCTTTACTAAACAATCTGTCAGGGCATTTATAGCCACGATGGTCATCATAAAATGATTTATCCATCAGGCTTCTTACTAGTGCTAATTCCATGTTGGTTACTCCTTTGGGGTTAAATTATATAAATTATTAAAGTCTTCTTCCTTACGATATTTCAAGTCATCTGTTAGTTTAAGTACCTTAACATTAGGTACAACATCTCTTATCTCTTTAGCAAATAGCAATGTCTTGGGCAATGCATCAGGGTCTAGTGCTACTATGGCTGTCGAGAATTGTGAAAGATACCTCTTATGTGATTCTGATAATGACGTACCCAACACTGCTACCCCAACATATACTTCATTACCTACAACTGAAGCACTCACACAATCCTCAACAACGACTGCGACCTTACCATATCCATACGTAAAAGGCAAGTCACTTTTTCCATATCTTTTCCATTTAGGTAATCTATTTGTTATAGACCTACCTACCGCATCTACCATTAAACCGCCTATGTAGACAGGAAATACTACTCTTTTTTCCTTGACATCATAGTGTAAGCACAATGATACATTATCTATTCCATATTTTACCGCAAAATTAAGTACTTCCCACCTATCATTGTCTAAAATAACGTACTCAGGCAGTGTAAATGTGTTATTTTCTTGTTCTTTTTGTGACATAAACTTATTTTTTATATCATTTGCGGATATTCTTATCTTTTTTGCTCCTGACAGCTTACAAGATGACTTATAACAGTTCCATAACAGCTTACCCATATTGTTTGTGACGGTAAATGTTTTGTAGCTGTTGCAAAAAGGACAGTTTAGTCTTTTAGATTCTCCTATACCTAACTGTAAATCATCTAAATATTCATATATATTTGTGTTCATAGTAGTTTCCCTGTCGGCAGTTAAAATGTTAAATATCATACTTCTCACGAAGTGTCAATGCATTTTTTGCACTATCGTAAGTGTTCTTCATGTAAGGCTTTACTGACTGTGGGTTTGCATGACCTGTGACGGACATAATTTGACCCATAGACACACCTGCTTCCACCATTTCTGTAGTTCCTGTTCTACGTAAGTCTGCTATTCGTAGCTCTTTAGGTAAGCCTGACAGAGTTATAGCATCTCTTGCTACCTTTGACAGCCTGTGTACCGTATAAGGCTTGTATGACCCTCTAATCGCCTTTGGACAGGGTGCAACATATTCTTGAAACCCATAATCTTCTTTCTGTTGATTCAGCATTGCAAGTAAATCATCACTAATTGGCAGATGTACCGTTGCTCCTCTCTTGGATTGTTCTAAGTTTAGTATACCTTTATTAAAATCTATGCTGTCGAAGGTTAATAATCTCATATCTCCTACCCTTTGACACCATTCATATGACATCTGAACAATTAAACCTATGCTTCTGTATTGAAAGTTAGAATAACAATAATCTAAAAATTGTTTTACTTGTTCTCTTTGCCACACTACTTTTCTAGGCTTGACTGCCTTACGTTTAAATGTAGAGAATGGATTTGTTTCAGTATATCCCATCTCCATACTATAAGAATATAGTTTCCTAGATATAGAACAAACATAATTAGCTAAGTATATTCCTCTGCCTAACCATTCTTCATATGCTCGTCTTGCTTTGTGACCTGTCAACTTATTGACAGCCATATCCCCAAGCTTTCTTGAATCAATTTTTGTATCTAACATGACCCCAATACAATATTGATAATCTACTTTAGATTTTTCTCCTAACATATTGAAATCGCTAGATTTATAATAACTATTTACAGTATCTTGTACAGATATTTTACTCATATTTTCTCCTTATAAAATTGTTGCACCCCACCCATGACCGTACAGGAAAGTCTGTCATTGAAACAGACAGACTAACCCATACATTATAAAAAATACTACTAAGCCAAAAAGTACATCCATTAGTATTTTCTTTCATACAATTCAAATAAATGATTGTCGCAAAACTCTTTTACTGTTTTTGCTTTTGGCTTACTACCATCCTCGTTTCTTATATCCTTTAATAGCTTTTTTTCTACATCTTCAATGCACGTAAATTCTTCATAATCTCCTACAAATGCTGTATAATCTCCAATGCCATCAGCATCAAATCTTTCTTCATCATAATAGAACTTTAGTATAAACTTGGTTTGTGAATCAGCCATGTTACACCTCCAATGCTATATAAATACATAATGCTATAATTAATAACTTACCATAGTCCAAATCAAACTTGGTACTCTCTCCATACTTTTCTTCAAAGTGTGATATTATTCTATGCCACATTCTTAGTCTCCTTTCTTTGCTTCAATATATATTCTCATGTGTGTAGATTCATCTAAGTTCTGACCCCAATAGGTAGCACCTGTACCTTTTAACTCAGGCTTGATGTGTTGTCCACGTACTCGCATCTTATATGATGTCTTATTAAAGTATTTTTTCATTTTGTCAACAAACTCTTGACCATCTGTATCGTTAGGTATTTCGCTGAACACATAGCCTTTGCCTTGCAGTTTTATTACTTCATCATACGCTTCTTTCCAAAACTTTACACCTTTTAACTTTTGTTCATATGTACTCTTTTCAACCATGTTCATAGCTTTCTCTTGCCATTCATCACGTTGTTTAGCTAATTTAACTATCTTCTCACTCAACTGTTCTATAGTTATATCACTAAGTAACTTGTCATAACCTCGTTCTTTCATGTGTATCTCCTATTCAAATGTTTGTTCTATCCATACTATTTTTCCATCAATCATATCTATGATTTGCTTAGAATCATAAGCCATCATGTAGATATAAAAAGTGCCATGCTCCTCTTTACCTCTAGGGTGTTCCATTTCTACGTAGTATCTATTCACAATGTATCTCCTCTGCTAAAAATAAACTATTACAAACTACATAATATATGTTTCCGTCATCTTCAATTATATCATGTATCTTGCCTACACAAGTAACGTCAATATCTTTTGACTTTGCTACTACATCAGTTCCTATTTCATAATCCATCTATTTACTCCTTTCAATTCTCCTTTGCATCAGGACTTATAAATAAAAATCCACCATAGTTACCTTCTTCATCTGCTGATACCTCAATAGTAACAGGTGCATAGTTAGGTGCTTTCAATAAGAACTTAGGGAAACCGTCTTCTCCTTCTCCTAAGTATTTGTTTATAGAAAAACCCTCTAGTTGTTTGTAATATTCATTCATGTCCATTAGTAGTCTCTCCCATCTAAGTTAAAGTTACGTCTCAAATCCCACATACTCTGCTCTAAGTTTCTTAGGTCAGATAAGTATAAGTCCTGACACTCAAATAACATCTGTAGTGCTGAACTTAGATGTTTCTCAGTTTCCTTAACTGCTTTCATCTGTTCCTCACTCATGCCTTGAATACCTTTATTATTTCTGATTGAACGTAATTCATATTCAGTTTTTTTCTTAGCCATTATATCATCTCCTTATCATTTATTTTAGTTCTGCATACATCTGTACCTAACATATCAAACATAACACAACCATAGTCATAGCCTATCTTATAGTAATGATGCGTCTTAGTGTCATCTCTTTCGCCATGCAATAAGCCATCTGCTATACCATCTTTGATAGCTTCTATAATCTTATGCTCTTTGATTTGTTTATCTAACTCTATTAAGTTCATTATACCATCTCCTTTACTTCTTCAAAGTGTCTAACGAGCATATCCAAACCATCACACACACCTTGATACTCTGCCTTAGTATGACTATCTTGTACCCATTCTTGTTCACTTTCTTTTATATCTGCTACTG